GATTGAGGCGTGGACCGTGTACTTCAAATTCTTCGTCAGCAAGTTCTACCAAACCAAGTGGTGAGATAGAGATTGTTAAATCGCTAGAGGCTGCTCTATACGACGGAGGACTAAAGTCAAGAAACGACATTACTTATTCTTATCTTTCTTAACGGTTTTTTTCTCTTCCAAATGCTTAGACTTTTCTTTATCTTCTTTTTTCTTAGCCATTGCAATTTTACGTGTTGCTTCAGTGGTCTCAATAAATTGCCCACCGCTTTGGATGTACTTCTTGTGCACCCATGCTGATGCACCTGGATTTGGGTATGACGAGTACTTCGCACGAGCCATAGCAACAATAGTTGCATACAACTTTGGGTTTGCTGGTTTCTTCATATCTCCTCCAAGGATAGCCTAACCACCCTCACACTAGTGCAAGGGTGGGTCGGCGTACTTATTAAACTATTAGTCGTTTACGACTGTTGGTGACATACGCTGAGTGCGGCCACCTGAACGAACTGCAGTCTCAATCTGAGCACCTGAGTAATCGTTCATTGTTCCATGTGCAAACTCACCAAGATATGTTGGTGCTTCTACCCATGATGCAGAGCCCACGTGTGCACGCTCTGAAAGAGTTTCAGCAGCAGTCTTCTGCCACACTGGTGCGTTACGGTTTGGACGGCCAGGTGCTGTTGCAGAACCTGACATCATTCCTGTTTGGAAATCTGCTGGCACATCTGTGTCAGTTGCGATTCCTTCTTCAAAGCGTAGAGGTCCACGGCGAGTTGCGTTATCTGCGCCCTTCATTTCGTAGACTTGAGGTGCACGCTCTGGAAAGCGAGGTGCTGGTGAGATTGTCATATTTACTCCTTAAGGATGTATTGGAAAGGCCTTTTCCTAGACATAGTTTCCACCTTTTTAGGCTTGCTATGTTGTTCAACTAGAAAAAAGGATTACTTGATGCAACAACTTCTGGCATGACCAAATCCTTAGTTAAGGAGCAGGCAATAGACAGAGAGTCCACAAAGTCATCGTGTGCGTAAGATTCGTCGGGGGCGGCCACTAAAAAGTTAGGTCCTTTGTACTGCACTTCAGCATCAACCATTTGTTGGTAAAACCGCTTCCAAGTACGAAGTCTGCGAGTTTTTGCGTGGGCTGGCCATGCAAGCATCTTGCGTTGAATAAGGGCTTGAAGATGCTTCCAACGACCAGACTGCTCACTAGGGCTAGAGGTTAACGACATGACCTCTGCTCTAGGGATCAACAACTTAAGTCGCTGTGCTACCGCGTCACCCACACCGTTGGCGTCAACACCGATAGCAAGGACGTCGTAGTTACTGAGAAAGTTTACGATCTGGAAGTATTGCTCTTCCCAATCGTCTCCCTGCATCTCTAACCAATTAAGGACTCTATGATCAAAATAACCAAACTCATCAGGACGATCCCAATCAACCCAAACCACAGTAACGACTGTAGAGTCAGTTTTACGAGCAGGGTCGATGCCGACAACGACTGGGGTTTTATGCCATACCTTAACCAGTTCCTGAGAAGTGTCCCCCAAGTCGTCCATAATGTTCGAAGTAACAAACATGCCTCGCTCAAGAAGCCATTTGCAGTTGTACGACATTTGAAATTCATCTGATTCCTCACCAATACGTAGCATTTCTTTTCGAATAAACTTTTCATAGTTATCGTTAAACTTTGCAACATCTTTCCAGTCCCATTGAAAATGGTTCTGTCTATTACCACGAGTCGTTTGACGACGTCGGTTCATCTGTATTGCTTTGTAGAAGTTGTTCTTACTTGTTGTAGGTGTTCCAGTCTTGACCATTGTCCCTGCATAGTACGCAAGCATTGGAGAGATTGACTTTGATACCACAAAGTCATCTGCTTCTTGGCACTCGTCAATAACAATAAGATGGAAAGACTTAGACTCAATCTTTGCACGAGGGTTTGCAGTCATCATTGTAATTGTAGAGCCTGACTTTTTTAACTTAATCTGACGAGTTACACCGCCTACACGAGCAGTCGAGTCGTCGATCTCAGGATCACCAAGAATCTCTAGTGCACGCTCAGAAGTAAGGCGGGTCACTGTTCTACCGAACAATGTTTCAGCCTGTCCCTCAGTAGGAGCAAATAGGCCTACCCATAAGCCGTCTTTGAACTTACCAAGTAAGTCTGGGTATAACTTTGCAAGTCTAGGAAGTAGAACCATGAGTGTGGCTACTGTGTCAGCAACAGTCTCTGATTTTCCTGACTGACGTGAAGCGAGTGCTGTGATTTCTTCACCATCGTTAATGATGACGGACTCAATAATTCGTCGTGCTAATGGCTTCTGGTACGGGTGCAGATCATGACCAACAAGGACTTTAAGAAAGTCCATAATCTTTTCAATAAGTTTGTCAACAAATTGCTGGGACAGTTCATCCAGCGGTTCGTCTATCGGCTCAGTATCACCCTGTTCATCATTCTGATAGAACTCAGGGCTGATTTCCTCAAACTTATCTTGATCTACTGTCATAGGGAACTTTGTGAGCGTCGCTTTAACTCTTTGGCGATAGCGTAGAAGGCTTCAGCACCCATGACTACCTCGTCAAGGTCTGCTTGACTCTGATGTCTCTGCCATGTGGAGATGTTCTTCCCGATTGTAAACATTGCTTGCTCCATCCATGAGATCAAATCTGGAGTAGAGACCATCGACACTCGTTTCTCGATCCGAGTCTGGGGCTGGTGTCCAACCTGCTTCTTCCGTAAAATCATCGTATGTAACTTCCCGTCTTGCTAGTGCGCCGCTTAGTGCTTCTTCTTCCTCTTTCATAACTCCCCACCTACCTAAGACTAATCCATGGTACTTGGGTAATCGTACTATGAACGGAGTAGCAGTTCTGTACGGTTCTTCGATCTCTTGGCTCCAGCCACGAACAACAATCTTGTTACCCCATTCATAAGGAAACCTAGTGACTTGCACAAATAGTGGTCCGAGTGTGTGTACCTTGGGCATTTACTTCTTTCTTGATTGAGTGTTGTACTGCTTTCCACCGCTGCTTCTTTGAGAGATACGAGCATATCGGTAGAACTCTTTACGCACACCTGCTGGGATAGAGCGAACATTAGCAGGTCCACGAGGTTTAAAGTCTAAGTACTTATAAATGTATTGTCCCTTTGAGACACGCTTCTTGAATTCTTGCCATTCAGAGGCAGTTACCTCGTAGTAGTTGTAGAAGGTTCCATCACGAAACACCACTGTCAGAACGCCTCTTACCTTGTCATACCCTGCGGCTACTGTACGGGGGCGCTCTGGTCTGCTACTAGAGGTTGGGACTACAGTCAGTGCCGCAGCGGCGGTACCTTCATCTCCTTGAGGTCCTTTGTAACCAGGGACAATGAGTTCGCCAGTGTCATCGTCTTCATCGTAAGACTGACGGTAAGACGATCTGTCGACGTAATTTCCGTCTGAGTCGATGTAATACGCATCGTTATCAATGCTCTGTGCTAATGCATCACCAGCCTGATTGCGGCGGTTTGCCTCTCCAAAAGATTGTGGCTTGTAGTACTTATCAATTTCACCAAGAAACTCGATACCACTAAACTCTCCAGAAGATGCTGCTGTTGGAAGACCAGCAAAGTTTCCAGAGATCTGACCAAGTAGTTCGCCAGAAGACGGTATAGCAGTGCGTTGATTGCTCACTGCTCTACCGCCTACTGGACGTACCATTGTTTTATCCTAGTGGATTATGATGCTGCTGCGAATGGTGTAATTGTTACTGCTGCACCTGCTGAGATGGTGTTTGCACCTGCTGCTAGTGACTGAGTCTTGATAGTTCCTTCAAGACCAACAACAGTTGCTGATAGTCCTGTAAGTGCAAGAACATCAGTGTTTGTACCTGTTGCAGTAAATGAGTTGGCGCTTGAAGTTGCAACGGTGTATGTGCCGTTTGCTGTTGCACTGCCTGAGTTAGCAATAACAACCTTCTGACCAACTGAGAATCCGTGAGTTGATGCTGTTACTGTGATAGTTGTG